CTGCAGGCAATACCCAACCACCAGGGATTTCTTCGTTTACAAAGTCATCTACTTCTGCTAGTCCACCACCTACTGATTGCACACCTTCGTCAATAGCATTAAGCAAACCTTGATCGCCACCACCTGTGCCTATAGCATCAGAAAAATCATCTAAGATTCCTCCTCCACCACCACCATACAATTTAATCTTGCCTAATGTTGGTTGAAAAGCACCTAAAGGTAAATACGATTCGTGGTTATATCTCATACTTTAGCCATCCATTTATATTTAGGATTGTCACTAGGCATAACTTCGACATCTAGCTTGCTTAATAAATCTAATGTTTGTTCTTGTACATCTGAACCATAAACTGTTTCTAAGTCTGTATTGCGTATCTTTTTAATAAACTGAATCATTGCTTTTGCTACTCGAATAGGGCTTTCTTGCGTAAATATATGTAGTTCTACTGCTTTTTCGCCTATATTAATTAAGACAAGAACTGTATCGCCTTCTTGTAATAAGATTGCACCTTTACTTTGAATTAGCTTAGTAAGAGCAGCCAAAGGTTTAACTGGGTCTTTGCCCAATCTTTCATAATCAGCTTTTATGATTTGACTAGCTTTCAATTACATTCCCCAATCAAACAAATTATTTATATAATCTGCGTTTTCAACAGGAGTCATTGAATTTGTATATAACCCAGCTAAAGGATCAGTTGCCATACCTTCTATTCCTGAACCATAAGTTGAACCACCTAACCCTATGCTATTTAAAAAGTTAGTATCGCCTGTAATAGCTGGTGCATTATTACCAAATAAAGATGACCATAAACTAGAGTTACCTATTGCATTTGCACCACTTGCACCTAGTCCTAATAATCCACCTAATGCACTATTTTGACCTGTTCCACCTAAGATTGCACTTGAACCTAGTCCTGCTAGTCCACTTAAAAGAGATGATCTCTGTGCTGCTTCAGCGTTTGCTCTTGCAATATCTGTAGCGTTTTGACTTGTATAAGCACTTAGATAATCAGGCCCTGCTACTGCTGCTTGGTTATAAGGAGTTACATAGCCTGGAGTTGCTAGATTACGAATATTCGCTGCAGTCGTGTTCTGTAAATTTTGTGCTTGTATACCTGTATTCATACCACCAACAATAGCACTTGTTAAAGCATCATTTTGCGTTTGACCTAACAATGTTTTAGCACGATTGTAAGCCTCAGAGCCAGGCATAATGCCTTGATTAGCTAACTGTGCATCAAGAGCCTCTCTTGCTTGAGACTGTTGAGGTGCTAACCTTTGCATAATTGCATTAGAGTAAGTATCGCCAGGGTTTATTCCATACATCGGATTAGCTTGCGATGCTTGTAATCCAGCTAATGAACTTTGAGTAAGTTGTTGTAACTCTGGGCTTAACTGTTGATTAGCACTCCAAATAGGATTACCTTGAGCATCTGTACCTGTTTGTTGATACTGTAGACTTCCGTAAGGTGTTTGTTGGTTGATACGATTCGCTGCAGTTGCTTGCAATGCACCAGCAATATTCCCTTGAGCATTAGCTTGTGCAGCTTGAACAAAAGGGTTAGTAGAAGTAAATTGACCTGTCTGTGCTTGTCCAAATGGTGTTTGACCCATGAAATTAGGTTGCACAGATTGAGTATTTACAGGTTGTCCTTGAGGTTGTTGTCCCATGAAATTTCCAAATTGATTGTAGCCCTGAGGTTGTTGTCCTAATGTACTATTACCAATAAGGTTGCTATCAGGAGGTACGCCATATTCAAATTGAGGAGGAGGATTATACCCAAGCTCCATTTGATTCATCAAAGGGTTAGGAACACCAAATTCTTCTTGAATATTTGGTTGTTGTCCCATGCTAGGGTTCTTTAAAAAATCTTCATACGATTGATTTTGCAAATTAGCTATATTGCTTGAACCAAAACCGCCAAATGGCATCATACGATAATCATCAGTACTTGCTGTGGTTTCTAGACTATTTTTATAATTTTGATACTGTGGTGACTGATAATAAGACTGATTAAAATTTGGAATCATCGGGACTACAGGCTCTTGTGGAGCAACATAACTCATGTTCATTCCACCACCAATTGCATAAGGACTATTATTTTGTTGAGGTTGTTGTCCTAACCCCATTAAACCTTGATTTGGCTGTTGCTGATCAAATAAACCCATAACTCTCTCCTGTTAAAAGAAACCAAGTTATCGGTCTTGTACCAATTATACTCGATTTTCTTAAAAAACTATATAACTCCACCAGCCTCCATTACGAAATCGGTAGATGTCCAATGCACTTCTATTCCTTGACTTGCAATACTTAAATTTAACCCTGCACAGTAACCTATTCCTGTTACTCCTTGCCAATCTTTATTAATTGTCAATGTTCCACCCCATGTTGCTTGATCCCATAACGCTGTGTCCCACTTACCTATTGCATAAGCACCAGGATTAAACTGTACTGCACCTAAGTTATTCTGTTGTTGAAAGTCTGTCGATACATTGCATAAAACAGTCGGTACACCATTATCTGTCAATAGCATAGGTCTTACCATTGTGAATCTCTTTTGTTGCCCTCTAGTCTCGAAATAGCTATATGCTTGTTGAACTTGACCTGTTATGTTGTTGCCATTATCTGCGAATGTGTCCCAAAACTTACCAACATAGCCATCTCCACCAAAGTACATCTCACTAGAACTCATCTGAAAGGTATAAGCCTCAATACCTGTAAATTGTCCCCATGACTTTGTAATTGTGTGCATGACATATTGTTGCATCCCAACATCTGTAGGAATGTTCAATATAAGCATATTCTCACCAGCATAATACGAAATCTGCCAATTAGGTAAACTTGAGAAAGAACTAGCTGCTTGACTTACAGCATAATAAATTTTGTCTGTTAAATTAACTTTAGGGTCAAGTCTTGATGACTGTAAAGCACTAGCAAGTGGTACAAGTCCATCTTGAGTTAGTAATAGAACATCACCACCCCACTTAAAAAAGCATCTTCTAGTAAATGTTTGTCCTAATTGCCATACCCCTTTTAATGCCCAAGTCGCTACATTACTAGGATCAGTACCTAAAAATACGATTGTTTCGCCATTAGATGTTACAAATACTGCGTAATCGTCTGCACCTTCGCCTGCGTCTATTGTCCATGTTGCCATTGCTTGTAAATAGCCACCATTTCTTGCAATACTACCGAAATCTAGCTGACTTGCTGCACCACCGATGCTTTGAACAGGCATATACCAACAATTTAAACTATCTTTTTGCGTAAAATACAGTCTGTTTTTAAAAAGATTAACTCCTATAAATGTATTTGAATTAACTCCTGTAATCCCTAAAACTGTGTATATTCCTACTACTGTTGCATCAGCAGCAGGGGTACTCGCCATCGTATAAGTGAATGTCGTTACACCTGTAACTGTAATTCTGTAATTTCCGTTATATTCGCTACTTGTTGCACCTGTAATCGTGACTTGATTACCTGTTATTAGTCCATGATTAGCTGCTGTCGTAAGAGTTGCAGTAGTTCCACTTCTTGTTATAGTAGAAATAGTCTGTGCAGTCGATGTCGTAGCTACATAAGACCAAAATGTTCCGTTATAGACTAGAACTGGGTCTGCACCATTACACGCTACTAGAAAACTACCACCAGAGTTAGTTAAAGATACATACTGAAATCTATTATTCGTTAATCCTGTGAATACGCTTGTTGCTGTACTTGTAGATGCGTCATAAATGATTGAAGTACCTACTGCAAACAGTTTATTACCTGTAGGACTTGAGTAATTCATCAAAGTATTAACTTTACCTGATATACCTATTGAATACTTAGTGTAGCCTTTCCTAAAAGTAATGTCTGTAGGTGTAGGAAACCAGTTATTCATAGTTACAGCATCCATTGGATCCATGTTTGATAACGAATCTCTTGCGTTCCAACCTCCTATTGGTGCTGGAATACTTGCTGTCTTAGCACTACGCTTCTGTGGAATCATGAGCCATACCCAGTATCAGGGATATTTGCATACCCTATCAATACCTTGCTTGGATAAGGTGCAAAACTCAATGTAGCACTACCCTTATCGTTTGCTTTAGCTACACTCAAGTACCTTTCGTAATCTTGTTGTAGGCTCGTAACATCAAATCCTTTAATTTGGAAGAACTTGAGTTTAGTCGCAAGCACCATGATTGTATCGTCAAGAAAAGTCGTGTCAGTATCAGCAGTAAAGCTGTTTTTAACAACTCCAGTTGAACTTTCAGCCCACCCTTTTGATCTGTATTCATATCCTAGATACTCCTGTGTGTTCATTAATGGCCAAATATTGAAATATTCGCCATAAATTCGCCATCTTACCCTTGGGCCTGTCGAAATATAACCCGATTTTAGCCATTGCCATTGTTGTGCATCTTCTGGCCCGAGCATTTCCCAATGTTTGGTTTTGTCCCATTGGGTACGATCTGTAATAGTCTCGTAATCAGAAGGTAAATCGTACTTTGTTTGACCAAATGTTAGTGCTATACCAACATTAGTTGCTTGTAATGGTTGATTAAGCGTAACAGTAGAGCTAGACACAGAAACAACATAACAATCTTGTGCTATTCCTGTGCCAGTTACTTGCCATTTATCACTTAAACCTGCTGTATTTGCTACATTTAACAGATTGTAAGAGCCATTTACACCATCGCCAGTCGTACTAATAGCTTGCGTGTAGAAACGATACTCCTTTTGCAATGCTCGCCAATCGTATTCTTTAATCAGGTTATAACCAGCACGATTCATTAAAGCTAATAACTGAATTACATCTTGCTGGGTATTGCCTGCGACATAAGTTGGTGCAACTAGACCTAGTTCACTAGATGTTTGTTGCATGAGTTCGAGCATTGTCGATGACATATTATTCCTCTACTTTTGGTTTCCTACCTCTTTTTTGACCAACGGCTGCAAGTAGAGATGTCATCTGAGATTCAAACTTAGTTTGCATCTCCAACATCTTTGCATCTGTTTCTTGCCTTATTTTAGCATTTTCTTCTTTAAGTTTGTTTATTTCTTCTTCTCTTTGTGCTACATCTGCACCCTCTTTAGCCATTTTCAAGAAAGCCTTAGCTTTATCCCTAAAAGTATGTGGTGACATTCCTGCCAACATTCCTAGCTTTTGGATGCTTTGATCAGTTGCCATTGCAATAGACTCGACTGTGTGGAACTTAATTCCTCGCAATTCTTCAGCTTGTGTTGAAGTAATCAAAGGCCATTCTTTTAGTGAAGTCCCTGAGTAACTTGCATCATCGCCTATGCGATTCATAAAATTAGCCCATTGTATTGGAAACCTATTTTTATCTGACTCGTAAACTTGACGATCTATCTCTGATAGAGAATCGCCTGGTACTACTATCTTAATAAAGACCTTTTCTTCAAAGATTGGTCTACCTTCTTCTAATGTCCTATCAGCGTTTTGAACTTCTCGCTTTTCAAACTTTACTGCTAATCGTGAATCTGCGTTGTGAATATCTGAATCAATCATTTAAAACTCCCAAGTATTTAGGTTTTTAAAAAAAGAAAGGTTGCCATCTCTGACAACCCTTCGACTTACTTACACAGATGCTTTGCTAAACCAGCCATAGTCACCTGATGCCATTGCAGTTGCTGGACTTAGATAAGTACCACCACTTGCTGTAGCTACAAAAGTTGATGCGTTTACTGTGCAAGTAGCTAGTGATGCTGTGATAGCTGCACCAGCTTGTGCAAATACATAACGCAAACCATCTGAACCAAAAGTTTGCAACCCTAACGGCCCTTGTGTAGGAACTTCAGTCCCTGCACTATTGTCGTTGTAGTTAGAAATGTTGGTTAAATCAATCCCTGCAATAGGGAGAACTGAATAAGCCATGATTATTTTCCTTTCTTAAGCAATTAACTTGCCCTGTAAAAATTGGTTAGAACAAGTGAGATTACCAGCCCATCCATACAACTTAACAATAGCGTCTTGGTTGATCGCTTGTCTTTCGCCACCGATAGGAACAAAATTGCGTTCTTTGTGTGGGCGTAAGAAAATGTAATCAGTATTCAAGAAGAACATTGTGTTAGTTGTAGCTTGTGAGCCTACACCACCACCTAGAACCACATCGGCACTTGTACCACCACCATAGAACTTGAGGGATGCAAAACCTGATGCACCTGATTCCTCAGAAGTAATACGCTGAATAGCTTGTAGTGCTTGAACATAGAAAGAGTAGTAGTTGTTATCAGCAACGATTAAGTCAGCTTTGTCTGTTCCACGAACTAATTGAATAGCTGTAGAAGTCATCTTAGCCAAAATAGTTGTTGCACTAACTGCTGCACCGCCTGTGGTTACGATCGGTCTCCAGAACGACCAGTTGGCTCTGTTAATTCCGCCGTAAGTTCCTGTGGCTGCACTATCAGGAATTGCTGCTGCAAGGCCGGTAATATTTTTCCCGCCATTACCAGTGCCATCAAGGTACAAATCGCCTGAAATTCGGTTTAGTAAACGAGCCTCAGATACTTGCATACGACCATCTAGTAAGTCGATAATCGCCTCTTTAGAACTGTTCTGTAACATTTCTAGACCACTCATTGTTACGCTATCAGCGTACTGAGTAATAGAGTATTGAGCAGCACTAATCGGTGAATCAGGGGAAATGTTTAAAACCTCATATCCGCTGTACGAGTTAGCATTGTTAGTACTCGGGTCGTTATACATAATCTCCTGCAGGATTACATTCCCGCCGCTGAAGGGTTTAATGTTGCCTTTTTGATCCAAACGCTGCAAAATCGCATTGTTTTGGGTCAGGTTGTCTGCCAACTCACCGCTACGACTTTGAATCGTTGTAGCGATAATATCGGTGATTGCTGAATTAGCAAATGCCATGATATTTCCTTTATAAAATTAAGTTAAACCCGACCACCCATTGATTGATTAATTTGTTCTTCAATCACAGATCGTCTATCCTTTTTATCAACTGTTGTACTTATTCCGCTAGGTGTAACGGATCTCGGACTTAATGCAGTCGATTTTGCCTTTGCTACTCGTTGTGCTTGGCTTTGTGTAGAACCTTGTTTGAGGAGTCGTTCTCTCTCAAGTTCCCATACATCGTCTTGTAAACGCACAGCTTTTGCATAAGCACCTTCAAGGTCTTGGGCATAACCTT